GTGGCCCTTAGTGATACCAAACTCCGTAGCATCAATGCTAAGCCATACAGCGGCGCAGCTGAGGTCACAGATGGTGACGGGCTGAGTGTACGCATAACTCCTACAGGCACGATCACATTCCAGTTTCGTTATCGCTGGAACGGTAAGCCCGTTCGCCTCTCCATTGGCCGCTATCCCGCTATGTCTCTCAAGGAGGCGCGCGTAGTCGTCGGTGAGATGCGCGAATTGTACCTCAAGGGGCTTAACCCGAAAAATTATTTTGCCAAAGAAGATGGCGAGCTGACTCTCAAAGAGTGCCTGGATCAGTGGTGGAGCAAGTATGTTGAAACGCTGAAACCTAACACTCAGACGCTGTACAAGTCAGTTGTGTACAACACGATGTACACAGAATTCCCGGACGCTCCGGTAGTTAACATTCCTGTTTCTGCATGGGTGCGTTTCTTTGATAAGCAGGAAAAGAAGAACAGCAAAAAGGCCAGGGTGCTTCTTCTACAACTACGTTCTGTAATGAACTGGTGTATCAGCCGCCAGTTGATCCCATCGTGCGAGGTCCTGAAGCTTAGCGTTAAGACCATTGGCAAAAAACCTGATGTGGGTAGCCGTGTTCTCACGTATACCGAGTTGGCTAAAATCTGGCTGGCGCTGGAGAACAACAAGATCGTTACCTCTAACAAGGTGCTTCATCAGCTGCTTTTGCTTTGGGGAGCCAGGCTATCAGAGCTGCGCCTTGCTACTGCCAGTGAGTTCAATATGGATGATCTTATCTGGACGACTCCAGCAGAACATTCAAAGATGGGTAACGTTATCCGTCGCCCGGTATTTGACCAGGTGAAACCTTTTATTGAAAGGCTCCTCAATGCTGGAAATGATGTTCTGTTTCCCGGCCAGGAACTGGACAAGCCTATAGATCGCTCGTCAGCAAATCTCTATATGAAAAAATTAAGGGATAAAATTGATATACCAGAGTGGCGAACACATGACTTCAGGCGCTCGCTGGTGACGAATTTATCAGGGGAAGGGGTTATGCCGCACGTCACCGAAAAGATGCTCGGGCATGAGTTGGGAGGAGTGATGGCAGTCTATAACAAACACGATTGGCTGGTGGAACAGAAAGAAGCATATGAACTTTATGCGGATAAAATTTTCTGGCATGTAAAAAAACAAAGTTAACTTAATGTTAACCACATATCAAAGGTCTCTATATGCAAACGCCTAAAAAATTATTTAAATATAAAAAGTTTAACGATGATTGTATGGAGTTGATAATTGATGATTATTTGTATTTTGCTAACCCAGCCCAATTTAATGACCCGTTAGATTGCAAGGTTTCAATATTAGATGATGTAAACGATGAGGGGTTTTTGAGGGATACACTTTCAACATTACTTCAGCGTAACTCTGAAAAAAAATTAAAGGCTTCTGCGAAAAATCTACGTTATAAAGGCCCGGTAACCGCTGAAAAAATTTCTATTTTAAGCCAAAGTGAAGCTGAAAAAATTATTTCAGATATCTATTCTGAATTTTCATTTGCACAATACGATTTTCATATCCAGACAATCAATCAAGTTTTAACCAGTGCAATAGGTAATATTATATTGTCGGGGTATAGTAGAGGGGTGCTTTCGTTATCAAAAAAAGATACTTGTCCTTTGATGTGGGCGCATTATGCTGATAATCATAAAGGGCTTTGTTTAGGATATTCTATACCTGAAAATACTGATAATAAAATCCGTCCAGTTAGCTATACGAGTGAGTTTAGAGAGATAAAAATTAGCCAGATACGTAGGATGTTAGACGGAGATGAAAATGCAAAGGCAGAGATTGAGCATAATATATTCTTAAGGAAGGCTAAACCTTGGGGGTATGAAGATGAGTGGAGAATGGTATCAGATGTTGGTTTGCAAAATTCATCAATATATTTGTCTGAAATCACATTTGGGCTCCGTTGTAAATATACCACTATTTTCAGTGTTATGATGTCCCTTTCTGAAAGACAGACCCCAGTTGAATTTTATAAAATCATTGAGGTCCCGCATAAATTCACGCTCGAAAAAGAAAGAATTGCGTTTGATCATGAAAGATTACAAGGCTTGCCGAGATGCATGGAAAGCCTCGATCAAATGTTGAATGATGAAGAGTAACTAAATTACTAATTGTCATATTTGTCGATTAATACCTCCCTCCTCTATCCAGCGCGTTACTGCCTTGCGGCTATAACGTGTAGGATATGTGAGGACGGGGGGAGGGAACCCATGATCTTTACGTAACCGCCATACTGCTGTTTTTCTCTTCCCCAGCAATTCGAATACTTCTTTTTCTTCCATAAAGTCTGTAGAAGTCATAAGCACCTCATCCAAAATTACCGTTAAAAATACACGTTCCACATCCACCGCGAGCTCCTTCAGTACAAACATCACAGCGGTCTACTTTTTTACGAGGTCGTTCTTTGATGTGTAGCCTTGGTTCCCCGTCTTTTGGCTCCGGCCATGAGCGCTGCTTGTTTACCGCCAGCTTTTCGATCATCGCTTGGGTAATCTGCTCATCAGTGATGCCTGCACGACGCTGCGCATCCCACAGCAGGAACTGCATATCAGCCCATTCCGACAGGTCGCTAGGCTGTTCAGCGGCTTCCAGTGCTTCTTTGCTAAGGTGCTTCAGGGGGCCAATCGGGCCAACATTACCGAATGTTGATTGTGACCACTCGGCGTGCTCGTTGCGTACCTGGTATCTTTCCATTGCGGCCAATGCCATGCGGGCCAGCTCCTCAGCCTCTACAGCTGGCAGCATTACGTTGCTTCCAGCTCCGTAGGTTTCACGCCATAGTTTAATTTTTTCCAGTCGTTCTCTGGTTAACTGGTTATTAGTCATTTATTCAGCCTCCACGCTGTTAGCATGGCAATAGTGCTCACCATTAGGACGCGTAGACATTACACCACAGCGCGGACATGGTTCAGGAAACGTTAGAACCAACTGCTCAACAACTGTGGAAACTTCCTGCTGTTCAGCGTCGGTAAGCTGGCGATTAAGTTCAAACTCCAGCGAATCGACGATTAAGAAGGTGAAGCCCTCAATAGAACTGCGCATAGCATCAATGATCATTTCTTTGGTCAGGGCATCAGTCATGGCTGGCCTCCTCGAATAACACATCCCCCTCAATACCGCCGACCTGATAAACGATCGAGCCATCTTCCCGATATTCCATTGGTGCAGCGCTCCAGCCTTCGCCATTGGGATCATCATCGTCGCCAACTTGAACAAACCCGCCAGCAACTACACGGGCCGGATACTTTTCACCTTCAGTCCAGTATCCTTCGGTATCTTTTAAGCATTTGACATTCATGCAGCCACCCATTCATTGACCAGCCATATTCCCAGCACAGAAAGCGATACCGCTCCAACCATAACTATTGCATCCAGGATGAATGTCTTTCGCAGAATGGGATCACGATAAATTTTGAAAATCATTTACTAACACCTCCCATTGTTGAATCAGATTCAATCGCGCAGCACCAATGCTATCGGCGTGGTAGGTCACCTTTACAGAATGGTGTTTGTGCGGACATTGCAAAGCCCCATAACGCATATAGGGGCTATGACCATGCCAGGAGAATTGAGCTAACGCCCCACAGGTAGGGCATTTGAGGATAGTTTCTGTCATGCGGCATCACTTTCTTCAGATGATGAGGCCTGTTCATTGTTTTGCTCGTCTTCCCCAGGTGCCGATGTTTCGTAGCGGAATTCCTGAAGAATCGACAGCACTTCGGCCTGCATTGCTGGTGGTACTTCAATAATCAGTCCGCCGCTGGTGGTCTCTTTGCATGATGAGATGATCTCCAGAAACTTCCGCGCCTTTCCTGCGTTGAATTGTGGCTTGGCGATGCTCTTTGTGACTTTCGTTTTCCCGGCTGCTTCTGCTTTTTTCATCAGCCTGGCGGCTTCCCGGTCTGCATAAACGCCATGTTCGCGAGAAATGCCAATCGCAATTGCATAGTTCATAGAGCCATCGCGAACCAGCTTTTTGATATACGGGGTGCATTCATGAAGCTGGAGATGTTGAAGGATATCGGACTCTGAACGCTTAACTTTTACGGCAATCTCTGCCGGACTCCATCCCTGATTCTGTAGGCGGTGATACGCCGCACCACGTTCAAGGGGAGTAAGTGCCAGCCCTTGCGAGCTAGTCACCATAAACGCGATCTTATCGGCCTCAGTACCAACAAAATCTTTGCACTCAAGGCGCACGATATCGTGTCCCATAGCGATTGCGGCGAGCGCACCGTGATAGCGGTGGTGGCCGTCGATCACCTTCACACCACGCTCAGTAACTTCTACGGCCAGCGGCGGAATATATTCACCGGCAATAAACGCATCGCGGAACTCATCGACATGCGCCTGATTTAGTTCGCGAACGTTGTAACCTTCTTCCGCATAAATTGAGGCGATCGGGACGTTATAGGTTTTACGGGTAGTTAACCCGGATTCTTTATCGTTATAGAGCTGGCCTAAGCTGGGCATATGGTCACCTTTTTGAATTAGGGAGTGCTTCGCTATGCGCCCCACATGGAGGCGCATAAAACAACACACGGGATGGATGGGTTAGATGGAGCCTTCGTAGATAGGCAGTTCATCGCCGAGCTGGTTTTCCATATCGGCTACGATCTCCTGGAAGGCGTGCTCAATGATTTTTTTCGGCTCGATCAGCTCATACCAGAGGACCAGCTGACCGTCGCGCAGGCGGTAGCGAATGCGCGCATCGATTTGGTACGGTGCGCCATTATGGAAAGGCGCGATTGCCAGGCTGATTTTTTCCGGGATTTTGGTATTACCTGAGCCGGATTTATCATCGCTGTACTGGAACTGACAGGTTCCGTCCTGCAGGCGCTTAACCGACTTGAACTCAACTTTCCTTGTCTCCTGGAAGGCGAGTACCATTTCCAGGAGATCGGTACCGGACGGGCCTTTATAGTTATCGCTAATCGGCGCGATGTTCTGGATGTTGTTCTCCAGAAACTCAGCGAAGTCGATCTGATTCATCTTGTTACCATCAGACCCCACCCATGCTTTCCAGTCATCAGAGAAAGGACAGTCATAAACTGCTTTGTGCATTCCCCAATGGGGGTTATCGGCGTTCTGGTGGAAGTCCAGCACCGCGACGATCCGGGTTTTGGTCTTGTCAGCGAAAACAACAGAACGCGCATCACGGAATCGCTGGATATATGCGATTAGCGAACCGGGAGAAATCAGGTTTGTATTCTGGCGAATACGAGACGGGGCACTCTGGAGGCTTTCGAGCGATTTGATATCGAAGCCATCCGGGACGACGACGGAAGGGATGTCGGTATTAGTTTTCAGCGTTGCAGCAACCAGATCGCGGATGTCGTGCACGGCAGAGCCTTCAATTTGAGACATTGAATAATTCCTTTAGAGAGGTGTGTTGAAAAAGAGGGTGGGATTACTGAGCCAGCTTAATAGGCGCAGCTTGTGGTGCTTGTTCGATAACTTTCAAATCCATCTGAACTTGCGCCGGGTCATCACGCAGCAGATCGCCATCAGCGGTAGAGAACATTATGGTATCGGCGCGGTCCAGTTCTGGGATAGTGCGGGTTACTTTTGGCGTGACCTTCATGGTGTTTTCGTCACGGGTATTCAGCATTGAACAGTTAAGGGTAAGGGTCACAGCTCCCTTTTTACCCGTTTCACGTACAGCCTTGATGACTTCTGCCAGCGCTTCGGTCAGCTCGGCATCGAGAGTGCCTTTGTTGATGTACGCCAGCTGCTGGCTAAACGGCGTGGTATTTTTGGTTTCGGACATAATTATCTCCAGTTATCAGCAGGGATCGCCTTTCTGGGTAAGAAGCCTGTACAACCAGCTCTGCCGCCAGAAGCGAACGAATGATTTAGGGTTGCGAACAGCCTGCACACCGCGAGGGACGCGCATCAGATCGCCGTAAGGGAAATTAACGTTACGGAAGGTCATATAAATCACCGATTAATTAGGTATCCGGCAGGAGTTGAACCCGCGCTGGGTTGGGCAGCCCAGCCAACACCGGGAGCGGACACATTGAATAAAAAGGGCGGTGACCCATCAGAACATTATCCTCTTCCTCCTGTTTGATTGGTGGAAGACTGGATAACCGCCAAGGCTACAAACGAAGGAAGGTTTTTCTGGAGATTGCCTGTTCCTCAACAATATGTGGTCATGTACTATCTAACAGCGTACGGCATAGACGCAGCTACCTGAAACTGTGAGGTCGAAGAATGGTCGATAAAGATAGTTTTTTGAATAAGCTTAATCAACGCGCTCAAGATGAAAAATTAGCACAAGAAAAAGCTAAAATTGAAAAACAGAATTTACATGCTGAAGCTAATAAAAAAATCGAAATATACATTTCAGGAATCAATGCATTAATATCGGATATCACTGACTGGATTTCTGGCAGTTCTATTGAACTAATAACAATGCAAAAGGAGATCTCTGAAAAAATTAGTGATAAAGTTGGTAGGTTGGAATATAAAGTTAACCAGTTTCTTCTTGTCTACAAAGGGTTGAAAATTAATTTCCAACCCAAAGGGTGTTTAAATAGCTCTTATAATGGAAGGATAGAGATAGTTGTTGATAGCTTGGATTTAGAACAAGTATACCATAGCATCATTTTTACTCCTGAACCTGATGGTAGCTATCAGTGGCATTTTATGGATAGCCATAAACCATTACTTATTACTGGTGATAATTTCAGGGGATTTATTCTTAAAACTCTAAATATTAAATAAGAAATTGAATGCATAAGCGCCCTTGCTTAAGGGCGCTATAAAATTCTAAGCTGTGCCTATGGTGGAGTATGGGTTGTGAACGGTTCCCTTATCAACAATATCTTATCTTGGCTTAACCCAATAATTGGTGTTAGTGTACAGCTCAAACTTATCTATAAAGAACCTTGTGTCAATGAGGTAATTGGGGTAAGCATATGATAGTTTTCGTATGTCATCCATTTCAACAAATAAACCATTATAATCATCATCTTTTTCAATTATTGAATATTGTTCAACTGCTTTGTGTTTCTGCGTTGGGGAAAAAAACTTGTAATATATTGAGTTGCCTTTAATGGCTATGATTACATAGCCACTTTTTCTTTGCGAAAGATTTATTTTCTTATCTGAGAATAGTCTATTGAATGATAATAGTTTATCAATGGCATTAAGTTTGTTATTGAGGCTAATAAGGCGAGTTTTGAGTAAATTTTTATCTTGCGGAGAGAGATAGATAAAACCTTCCTCATCTGCAATAAACTCACTCATTAATCTAAAAAACTCAATCCAAGAAGGGTTTGATTCAAATGGATTTGTTTTCAAACTACGACCTTCGCATAAGTCTACCACTTCAACTGTCGTAGCCCATAAGTGTTGTAGCTTAGTCCTAAGTTGAACCTCTATGTCAAACCCCTTCCATTTATGAGCTTCATCTCGATCGTAACAACTATAAATTCTATGTATCCCTCGATATCCAGTAGGCTTCGGGGATTTTATATAATCTTTTACCTTTGATTTATGAGTAGTTCTACTTTTATCTAAGGAAGAATCCAGCAAAAGTAATTGCAATCGATCTTCAACAATAACTCGACATCCACCAATGTCACTCATTCGCGTTACAGCAATAGAATTTGCAGTCACGCCATCTAAAGTTTTACGACGCAGTTTATCAATGATCGTTGGTAGTCGTTTTAATCGACGTGCAATGATCGCATTTTTATTTATCTTTTGTGCGTGCTTCCATACAAGATTTTTAACTATCATAAGCGGATAAAGATGAGCAGCCCGGTACTGTTGAATAATCTCGATAGATTTTTCTATATCACCGTTTTCTTTGCGTATGCACTCTCCCGCTTTTTTGACCTGATTTTTTGAATAGGCCAGAACAATTTTACCTTTCTCATATTGTGCATTCGCCATGTGACTGCCTTCATCTAATAGCTTGAGTTCTGGCACTATAACCTCCTGATATTTTTGATACAATGCAATCACACTACAATGTGCAACATGTCTCGTTTTGCCTGACTTAGCCCAACCCCCTCGCATGAAGGGGCTGGAATAAATCATTAAATCAAACGTAAGCTGTGCCCATGGTGGAACTCGCCGTGTAACAGAGGATGGAAGCTATCTGCCTTTGTTCTAAGCCTTCCAGATAATCACGCATGGATTGTGATCGGTTCCCTCGGATTCCCTTGCCAACTATCCACTTTGTTAACCGTCCCGGTATTAGCCCGCATTCGCATTCAAGCCGCTGCGGAGGATTCTTACGTTTTCACCACACTCTCGCAGTGGCTGCGCCCATGCCCTTGAGTCGCTGTCGCATCATCGCCGCTGATAACCGGTGCACGTTTGGCATTCGCGCTGCTTTACCGGAGCTTATTTTGATATATGAACCTTGACCCGTCGCTACATAGGCTCGCTCAATGGCGACTCAGGGCAGCATCACTACTGCTACATTGCCTTTTGGTTACGGTCTATCCGCTTTACTTGCACATAATGATTTCCTCCATTGGTTGATTTTTACTACACCGTATTGCCGACATCCTGTCCCGCCACGGTTCCGACGCATGGTTTTAAGTCGCGCCGTTCGACTACATTCAGCTAATGCACCGTCCGTAATGTTTACGTATGGCGTTTTTCCGCTGGTGTAATTTTAGAATACTAAGGGTATTCTTTGTTGTAAATACCCAGGGTATTTATTTTGGGCGGATTTATGATACGGATATGAATTCTAAAGGTATTTTTTTTGTGAAGGGGCGGGGAGATTGTATAGAGAAAACCCGGTGAAGTACCGGGTTTGAATCTTAAACCAAGCGCATCATGGTTTGCACAGCTACACCAATGATTTTGCAGTTACCGTTGATTTCTTTCAGTGGCCACGCCGGATTGAGTCCTTTAAGGTACTTTTGGCCACCATCGATTATGAGCTTTTTGAATGTTGCTTCGTTAGCATCGACCATTTTTGCGATAACGAGACTGCCATTTATGGCATCCCGGCCTGTATCTATTAAGACTAAGGTCCCTTCAGGGATGCTAAGGCCAGTTGGCGCTGTCATCGAGTCGCCCTCGACACGCAACCAAAAGGCTTTACCAAATACCTTTGTATCGGACTCGTACCATTCATCGATCTCATCGACTGAGTAAGGCTCAATTGCCTCTGCCCAGGCTCCAGCTTGCACCCAGCTGATCAATGGATACTCCTTTCCTTGCTTATATGGACCGACCAGCTTCACGTTGGATGTCTCATTTGCCAATATTTTTTGCGCTTCCTCATCAATGGAAGGGCTGAAATCAGCAATAGATACTTGCAGAATCTTTGCAAATGCAGCGGCAACGGTGAGGTTAAGAGCATTTCTCCCGTTTAGATAGTGCCCTACAGCTCCTTGCGTAATGCCCAGCTCATCAGCGATTGAGTATTGGGTGACGCCTAGCGCTTTCTTCTTTGACTCATACAGAGCTTTAAGACGTGCTGCATCTGCAAGCTGTTCTGTCGTCAGATTCTTTTTAGGTTCCATAACGTCATTCTAATACCATCACTATTAAAACTAAAAATACCTGTCATATTGACACCGATAAATACCCCAAGTATTCTTTGTTGCATGTATCAATACGGAGCGTGTCCATGAGTCGTATGACATTAGCTGATTACGCCAAGATTCACGGTCAGGAAAAAACTGCCAGCGACTTTGGCGTTATCCAATGCGCAATAAGTAAGGCTATTCGTAGCGGACGAAATATTTATGTGACCATTCAACAGGATGGAAGCGTTAAGGGCGAGGAAATTAGACCTTTCCCAAGCCATAAAAAATCGTCTTAACAAAGCCTGCCAGGTTGGTGAAGTCAATTATTCATCAAACCAGCAGTGAAAGTAACCACAGCAAATCGAGGTAAACCGTGGGTAATCAACCTGATTGGAAAGTCGAGAAACAGCCAGCCTGGCTGGTGGCCGCAATCAAAAAGACGATCGCGGAATTACCTGGCGGGTATGCAGAAGCAGCCGAATGGCTTGATGTAACTGAGAATTCGTTGTTCAACCGTCTGCGTGCTGATGGCGATCAGGTTTTCCCGTTTGGGTGGGCAATGGTTCTTCAGCGCGCTGCTGGTTCACACCATATCGCGAATGCTATTGCGAAAGCCTCTGGAGGAGTATTCGTACCGCTTACCGATGTTGAAGATGTCGATAACGGGGATATCAACCAAAGACTGATGGAGTCGGTTGAATGGATAGGAAAACACTCTCAATACCTTCGGAAGGCAACCGCTGACGGCGTAATCGATCGCGATGAACGCGCTCAAATTGAAGCGAACAGTTACCAGGTCATGGCTAAGTGGCAGGAGCATTTAGCGCTGCTTTTCATGGTCTTTTGCTCCCCTGACGACACTCCAAATGGACCTTCAAACTCAGGGTAATTAACTCTGTGAGGCTCACCACGCAAGCAGGAGGGCCAATGTACCAGGACGAATATTTCCACGTGACTATGCCCACGGTTTTTGCTCGTGAGGACGCCCCGTGGATTAAAGAGCAGTTGGCAACACTCCCGGCAGGTATGCGGGAAAAAATCGCGATGGCGTATGCGCAGGCGTACCAGGAAGCGTTTGATGCAGAGCCGGTGTCATTCCGGCAGCAGAACGCCGCACGACGGACGGCAAACCGCCGATTGCGAGAGTTTTGCACGAGGTATACCCCAGCGGTTAGGGGATATACGTCGCTCCCACCCAGGGTTTGATTTTCTGAATCTGGGTTGGGGGAAAGGGGGCGGTGTTGGGTTTTAGCCCGAAGGGCTGGAACAGCTTTACCAGAAGAGAACGATCATACAGATAGATCACTGTATGGGGTTGAAAACGTCGATTGGAAGTTCAGACGTTTAGCCATCCAAAAGGAGCCAAAATGATTTATTCAGACGCTAACGAAAAATGGGCCCCGGTTCCGGTTGAGCCGTATTCCAAAGCCTACGAAGTCAGCAATCTCGGACGGGTACGCAGTGTTCCGCGCCTGGCTAACTCTGAATATTTTATTCGACACATTCACGGAGGTTTTCTTAAAGGCCGCCAGCGCAAAGACGGGACCAAAACCGTTACGTTGTCGGTTCAGCGTCAGCGCACTAAGTTTGTCATCGCCGAGCTGGTGGCTATGGCCTTCGGGGAGGTTACTGCAAATGCTTAACATCCAGCCCCGCGAAAAGCAGGTCGTTGCGTTAAACATGCTGCGCAGCGCCTGGAAACAGAATAACTCCTTCATGCTCTACGCCCCTGTAGGATTCGGTAAAACAGCAATAGCAGCGCTTATCACAGATGGCTTTGTCAGCCGTGAAATGCGCGTAATGTTTGTGGCTCCGTACACGGTTCTGCTGGACCAGACCGCAGCCCGGTTCATGGAATACGGCCTTCCTGGCGAAGAAATCAGTTATGTCTGGCGTGATCACCCGTCATACAACCCCACAGCTCTGATCCAGATTGCCAGTGCGGATACGCTGATTCGCCGTGAGTTCCCGGACAATATCGACCTGTTGATCGTTGATGAAGCCCACCTGAAGCGCAAAAAACTGCTGGAGGTTATCGACAATCTCACTCGCAACACAGCAACGAAGGTAATCGGCCTTTCCGGTACGCCTTTCGCTAAGTTCCTGGGCAATTACTACCAGCGCCTGATTAAGCCAACGACGATGAAGGAACTGATCGCCATTGGTGCACTGAGCAAATATGAGTTCTATGCGCCTTCGCATCCTGACCTGTCCAAAGTGGAAACGTCATACGTAGCAGGCTATGGCAGCGACTACAAAGAAAACCAGCTCAGCCAGGTAATGAGCGAAGCCAAGCTGGTAGGCGATATCGTGAAAAACTGGCTGGAGAACGGCGAAGACCGCCCGACGATTTGTTTTTGCGTCGATGTCGCTCACGCCAATTTTGTCACGGTTGAATTTGCCAGCGCTGGCGTGACGGTTGAAGTGATGACGGCCAGCACACCGCACGACAAACGACAGCTAACGATCCGCCGCTTCGAACAGGGCATAACCAAAATCATCATTAACGTTGGTGTTCTGGTAGCCGGTTTTGATAGTGATGTCCGCTGCATTATCTTCGCCAGACCAACCAAAAGCGAAATGCGCTGGATTCAGATTCTGGGGCGTGGCCTGCGCGCCGCCCCTGGTAAAGATCACTGCCTCATCTTCGACCACACAGGCACGGTTAATAAGCTGGGCTATCCCGACGATATTGAATACGACTACCTCCCTTCATCGTCTGATGGCATGGAAGAAGCGCCGCAGAGAGCCGTAAAGACCGATGAAGCGGAAAAATTGCCGAAAGAATGCAGCCAGTGCCACTACGTCAAACCAGCTGGGATTTACATCTGCCCGAAATGTGGTTTTAAACCGCTCGCCGGTGAAGACGTGGAAACAGATAAATCCCGTGGGCTGAAAAAGGTAAGCAAAGCGGAAGTCAAATATACCGCTGAGCAGAAGCAATCCTGGTGGTCTCAGATTCTGTTTTACCAGCGAACCCGTGCAGCGCAGGGACGCCCGGTCAGTGATGGCTGGTGTGCGCATACCTACAAACAAAAGTTTTCAGTATGGCCTCGGGGGTTACATCACACCCCGCAACAGATCACGCCTGAAGTAACGAATTTCATCAAATCAAAACAGATCGCCTTTGCGAAGAGAAAAGAGAAAGAAGGAGATGCCGCATGAATACCAAACAAGCTGCTATTGGTCGCTGGGCGGAAATTTACAAATACTATGGCCTCCCAGGTATTACCGGGAAAAACCATCTCAAAGGAGAGTGCCCTCTTTGTGGCCGTACAGGTAAATTTCGCTGTGATGATAAAGACGGCACCGGGTCATATATCTGCGTTTGTGGCTCTGGCGATGGCTGGGCGTTGCTGACTGCCAAGACTGGCAAAGAATTTAAGGTTCTGGCATCGGAAATAGACAGGCTGATCGGGAACACCTACACCTCGGATCGGACCAGAGTAAATCCGGTGCGTACATCTCTGGCACAACAACGTGACAAAGTCAGCCGTAAGTTTTCGAAGCTCATCCCTCTCCGTGGTACCGGTGCAGATAGCTACCTGAAGGGGCGCGGTATTAACTCCCTCCCAGCAGAGAGCATCAAGTACTGCGATAAACAGCCAGTAGATGGAAAGAACCTCCAGGCTATTTATGCGCTGGCTACAGATGACCGCGGGGAACTGTGTTATTTGCACCGCACCCTGCTTGACGGTGATAAGAAGGCGCAAACAGGCGGCGCAGCCAAGAAGATGATGAAACTGCAGGAGGATAGCTATTTAGAGTATGCCAAATCCGTTGCTATTCGCATGTTCCCAATATCCTCAACGCTGGGAATTGCTGAAGGGATCGAAACGGCTCTGGCCTGCCACCAGATCACGAAGTGCAACACCTGGGCGACGATGAATACTGCCTTCATGAAGAAATTCCGGGTTCCTGCCGGGGTAAAGAACCTCATTATTTTTGCTGACTCAGACGCCAACGCAGCAGGTCATGCCGCTGCTTTTGAATGCGCTGCGGCAAATCTGCACGCGAAGAATGATCTGGAAAGTGTCTCCGTGCGCTGGCCTGCGCAGGGTGATTTTAATGATCTGCTGCTTAACGGCTCAGAAGTATTCGAGTGGGTATTTCACCGGGGGATGAAACAGTGAAGAAACCAGCGCCTGCAAAGGTGAAAACGTACAAACCGAAGAAGTGCGCCAGCTGTGGTGAAACCTTCACTCCGGCCCGCAACCTGCAAAAGGTTTGTGGCCCGCTCTGTGCTATAGCCCACAACAGGGCGCTGAAACAAAAAAAAGCGGAGGCGGAACAGAAGGACAAGCTGAAGATGCGCAAAAAGGCTCTGCTTACCCGTGGCGACTACATCAAAAAAGCCCAGTCAGCCTTTAATGCCTTTATCCGTGAACGCGACGAGGGGAAACCATGCCCATCATGTGGCACTTATCACCCACCTATGATCTTTGGCGGCCAGTGGGATTGCGGTCATTTCATGGGGGTAGGCGCTCGTCCTGAGTTGCGTTTTGAAGAGCGCAACGCTCATAAGCAGTGCAAATCGTGCAATGCCGGGGCCGGTAAGTACACCGCCAAAGAGTCGACGGTTGCTCAGCAATACGAAGCTGGCCTGGTCGCTCGTTACGGACAGGAGTATGTCGATTGGCTTAACGGACCCCACGAAATGACCAACTACCGCCGGGAAGACTTTATTCGTATCCGCGATGAGTACCGCGCCAAGCTCAAAGCACTGAAACAGCGGGAGATCGTATGAACCACGACGTTATCGAACGCATCCGCGACCGCTGGCAAAAGCTCCGTCTCTGCCGGCACCGCGGCACCGTACTGGTTGACTACCGCATACTGAGAAATTTCGTTCGCATCTATCAGACCCTGGGAGAGACAGCATGAACCTCGAATCTATCGCCAAATACTTCGCACCTAAATCACCAATGCTGAGCGACTCGCCACGGGCTACTGCATCGGATGGTCTAACCGGCACTGACATTATGGCCGCTCTTGGGCTGGTAAATGCCAAGTGCGGATTCGGCTTCGACCTCTATCTGGCAAAGATCGGGGTAAGCACACCAGACCGAGCAATGGAGCTACTTTATGAATCAGCAGAGCGATTATCAAACCGCTTTAACATCGTTTCAGAACTCAGCCAGGACGTTCGCAAAAGAGTTCTCGAAGTTCTGTGTGCTTTTGCATACCAGGATTACACGCGAAGTGCTGCCAGCGTTAGAAAATGCACTTGCTGCGATGGGACTGGCTTCACAGAGGCCCAGGTGTTCACCAATAAATGCTCATATCCATGGGGCAAGCCACCTTATTGGGCAAAGATGTCCCGAGCGGTTCGCCCAAGCCACTGGGAGTGCTGGAGCGAAGTGCGCGAAGTGGTCAAAGTTAAATGCTCAGCCTGTAACGGAAAGGGTGCTATCAGCAATTCGTGTCGCTGCAATGGGAAAGGAAAGGTACTGGATAAAGAGACCAGCGAGCGCCTTGGGCTACCGGTAATGAAGGTATGCGATCGCTGCAGCGGAAGAGGTTATGCGCGCATGAAGTTTTCGACGGTGATGGAAGGGGTAAGGGCCGTGGCTGATATTAAGAAAACGGCAGCTTATGAGCAACTGAAACCTTTCTTCGAGGAGCTGGTATCCGAATGTCACAAGCAGGAGTCATACGCGGATGTCATTCTCTCAAGGGTGACAAAATAATGAGTAATTTCTACAAAAGTAGATTTTTGTGGGAAATGTCTATTGCAATTCCCGGAAAAACTGGTTAGATTCATCTCCAACGCTGGGAATCCGTTCAGCCGTTCCGAAGCAAAAAATTTAAGCCCCACATTAACGCAGTGGGGCTTTTATTACAGGTCTTACGGCATCATCGCCTACTAAGTAGATGCCCAAGCCGGTACACGCTACGCCTGATGACGCTTAAAGCAGAAACCTTATGGTCGCGTAGCCTCCCATGTATCGGTTTGGTGGGAGGGTGAGGTAGGCACTTTACAAAGAAAATCCCTTAGAGATATCAATCATTTCAATACTGAGCAGAGAGTTTACCTCAGCTTTTTTCACTGGGTCGTCCTTAATGTCAGCAAGCCAATTACGCACTGCTTTAATTACATCCTTTCCGAACTCATCAACCTGAAGTTGCAGCGTATTATTGATTTGGTTCCTATGAATGCACATCCCACCAGTTAGTGGCTGGATAAATTTAAAATTATCAAGGCGCTCTCTTGCCTTTTGTGTGGTTATGTCGTCACTACCCTCATGTAAATATGCACAACGGAGAGCGTAAAAGTCAGAGCCACACAGGAAAATATGCTCTTGCTGGTCCCTACCAATGCGAGACGTGTATAGTGGAGTTAAATATTTATCGCACCACTCGATGGTTCTTGCTTTAGAGCTTTTACTTGCAGGGGTATCTATCTTTCCGCAGATGTCTGGGAGGGTTAGGGAAATAAATAGTACCGAGTACCAATTCTTACCCTCGATAGACATTTCAATTGCTTTAATGAAATTCTCCACTGTTTGAACTCCTTGTTGATTGCGTTACTTGAATCTCGACAACTCAATATCGCATGAGGACAAAATTTCGGCAAATGGCGAATGTCACTTTTGTGGTGAACGCGCAGGCTTATGCGCTAGATAGCCGGAGATCAACACCGGCCACCACAACCCAATCCCTCTACCTTGGGACCATTACGGCTACCGCGCCGTCGCTTTTACCCTTGGTATTTCTTCCCGCCCTGAGCGGGTTTTTTATTTTCAGGGTCGCGGGAATCACCCTCGACGCTTTGTTGGTAAATCAGCCCGACGGCCCTGACCTTCTCACACACAGCTTCCCGATCTTTCATCGGAGGCGGTAAGTATGGCTAAGCGTATGCAAGACAAAGAGAGCATTGCCGGGATGTCCTGGCTGGTTCTGCTGATCATTGCTTGCTGGGGTGGACTTGTCCGCTACCTGATAGATGTGAAGCAGAGCAAGGCAACATGGAGCTTGATCAATGCTCTTGCCCAAATGGTGGTTTCAGGGTTTACCGGCGTTATTGCTGGCCTGGTGAGCATTGAAAGCGGACTGAGCATTTACATGATTCTGGCAACCGCGGGGATAAGCGGCGCGATGGGCTCCGTA